CTAGAAGAAGTTATAGAAGATATTATTGTTATTGATATACCTGAAGCTACTGAAGAAGAAATAGAAGATTTTACAGAAGAGGAGTTAGTTGAGTATGAAGAAGCTAAAGAAGAAGCAATACAAGAGTTTGTACAAGAGCTTGAAACCGAAGAAGTTATCGAGGTCATAGAAGAAGTTAATGACATTGGTGTACAGAATCTATCTGAAGCAACAGAAGAAGTACAAGAGATAGTCCAGGCTGTAGTTGAAGAAGCTATTGAAGAGATAGAAGAACTTACTGAAGAACAGGTAGGAGTTGTTGCTGAAGTACTACAAGTAGAAGCTGAAGATGTAGAAATTATTGCTGAAGCTGTTAAGGATGATGAGATAGTAGCTGAAGCAGTAGAAGAATATGTTGAAAGAGCTGTAGAAAATAAAGATGTAGAGAACTATACCCTTGCTGATGTTGTTACAGAAGTACAGTATGAAGAGTTCTTAGAGAATCCAATAGAAACTTTTGTGGATTTTGATAACTTAGAGGAAATAACTATTACAAACATTGGTGATGATATGACATCAGACCAAAGAGAAAAAGCACAAGAAGTTGTAGTCCCAGTTATTTTAACTAGAATAGCTAGTATGGCAGCATTTATAATGAGGAAGTCATAATGTTTAAAAAGATATGGGCGTGGCTCATTGAAATAATTAAAGAAACTTTGAATCTTAGTTGGACCTTAGTAGGTTTAGTTATTGCTACGCTTACATTGACAGGTTCAGCTCAACAAGTTACAGGTCTTGCGACTTTAATTACACTAGGTATATGGTTATTAACTATAGGATTTAGAAAAGATAAACAAAGTAATAAATCTACCAGTAGGTAATATCAGAAAAGTAATTAAAACTTGTTCTGTTTGTGGAGAAAAGTTGAAGTTCTTTAAGAAATATAAGAGTTGTGCTAACCTAGGGTGTACAAGTTATCGAGTAAAGATTAGGAGATACGATGCCAATAACAAAGAAGGGTAAGAAAAAAGCTTACAAGACTGGCCGTAAAGGCAAAAGATACTAATGAAGTATGAAGTATTAAGAGTTAGTAGTGGTAATGACTCTACTTCAGGATTGCTATTTGAAATTGACAGAGGTAAACGTACATTTCTAGCATACACATTAGAAGATGAACAAAGAGATGTTAAAGTCTGGGGTGAAACTAGAATACCTGCAGGTACATATAAGCTAAAGCTACGTACTGAAGGTGGATTTCATAGTAGATATGTAAGTAAGTATGGTGACTTTCATAAAGGTATGATATGGGTACAAGATGTACCAGGATTTGAGTATATCTTATGGCATACAGGTAATACTGATGAGCATACTGCTGGCTGTTTAATAGTAGGAAACACTCAAACTAATAATAGAATAGCTAAAGATGGCTTTATTGGTAGTAGTGTTGATGCATATAAATTTGTTTACCCTCGTGTAGCAGAAGCTATACTATCAGGACAAGATGTTGAAGTAACATACATAGATTATGATGGTAATGTTGAAGAACTATCTAATAAATCAACTGATGATGTAGTACTTACAAGTACAGTACTAGAAAAATTACAGGAGATAAGTGGAGAAGTCCAAGTATTGTCTGCTAAACTTGATGGAAGAAAGATAACATAATGCCTAAACCAGTTAATTTTAATAGAAGTAAAAAATTTTCATCAGATGATGATGGAATGGATTATGTAGAATCTAATCCTGAATATGATGCAAAAGATTATGACCCATTTAGAAAACAACAACAAGATAGATGGATGGGTGCAGATATAGATGAAAAACTAGCAGGAGGTACTGCTAATAGAACAGGTTCGTTAGCAGGTGGACCTGTACAAAGTAACTTAGCACCTTATGGTAGAGTCGCGGTTGAAGAATCTATTGACCCTGAAACTGGTAGTAAAATAAGAAAAATAAATCCTACTAAAATGAAAGAAATAGCTTTTGAACAAGAGCAACTTAAATCTTTAGGACCACAACTTGCAGATGAATCAGCAATAGAAATTGCTTTAGATGCACAAATAGATAGATTAGAAAAAGCTACATCATTTGCTGATGCTCCAGAAATTATGGGTGCAGAAGTAGAAATTGAAAGATTGCAAGGTATGTTAGGTGAAGCTCAAGATGTAACTAAATCAGTTCAAGAAGGTATGGGTGTATCTTATGAAACAGAAGCATTAGAAAAAAGAATAGCTCAAGCTTCTCCTGGTTCTGACCCAATAGCAGTAGGTTTACAAGCTGAAGATGTTAAGCCAGACCCTAAGACTCCTAAAGGAAAAGGTAAAGGTATTAAGAGTTCTGAATCTATTATACAAACTGGATTAGAAAAAAAACTTCTACCTACAAGTAAAATTAAAAGCAAAGATTCAGATTTTGAATATGGTAAAGGTGGATTAAAACAAGTAACAGTAGAAGAAGGATTACAAAAACCTGGTTGGTTAAAAACAGGAACAGATACAAAAGGTAAAACTATTAGTACTGAAATACCATATGGTTATGACCCTATGCCTAGAGGTAAATTGCATGACTTAGACCCAATGGATAGACAATCAGTAACAACTACTTCAAAAAATATAAGTGGTAAAGGATACACTGGATTAGAACCAGAAGGTTATAGTCCTATGAATCCTACTACTCAACGCACAGGTGAAACTTTGGAAGATGCTAAGAGACGTGTTGCTAAAGCAGCAAGACAAGCTGGTGGATTTAAAGCAGGTGCAAAGGTTTCAGGTACTAAAGTAAGTAGCACTACACCAGATAATCCTAAACAAGTAGCTCCTAGACAATCTGCAGCTAAAGCAGACATTATAAAAGAAGCTAAGAAAGTTAAAGCAGAAAACCCAGGAGTATCTGACCAAAGAGCACTTAGAGATGCAACTAGACGTGCTAAGCTTGCAAAGATACGTGGTACTGGTAAAGGTAAATCTGGATTCTTAATAGGTGCAGCTGCAATGGCTATAGGTTCTGCACTAGATAAAAAAGAAAAAGATAAGAATAAATAGTATAATGTTAAATAAGATTCGAGCAAGAACATCTAAAGGTACATTCAAGAAGGATGTGGCGTGGACCCCTTGGAACGAAGCATGGAGTTATGAAATGAGTGAGGATTTAAAAGACCTTATTGAGCGAACTGCCTGGACCTTCATCGAGGCCTTTATTGGAGCCTTGACTGTTGCCCCATTAGTTGGTGTAGAAGCTGAAACAATTCAGTTAGCTGCATTAGCTGGCGGTGGTGCTGCATTAGCAGTAGTTAAGACATACGCTAAAAAACAAATTAGTAAGTAGGATTAATGGCTAAACAAGATAATAACTTAGTTGGAAAAGGTTATGCTGGTTTAGGTAAGCAAGAATTATCTAGAAGAAAAAAACAGCATCAAGCTATAAGAGATATAGCTTTAGCTAAACATACTAAAGAATATAAAAACATGACAACTATGCATAATTTAATAGGTGCTCATGGACATGAACCTGCTTTTGAAAAACATTTAGATAGTGTTTATGCTTCAGCAGATGCTTCTTGGGTTAAACAAAGAGCACAATTACAAAAAGCAGCATATTGGAATAGAAACTTAAAACAATTCGGTAAATAAATTTATTGCCGTTTAAAGTTTTAGTGCACGTTTTTATTATAAAATTTTTTTATCTTATCTATGTCCGTATTTACAGTTACAAATTGTAACATTTGTGAATCCATTTTTATGCTTGAAAGTCCTACAACTTTCTTTATCTTTATCCTGTATGTTCATCTGTATTACCTGTATGTATCAGTATCTATCCGTATACTGTCAGGTATGCACCTGAAGGTAGGTTCCAGGTATCCATTACATCTCTCCATCTAGGTTCCTCTGGTGTTGTACCACCTTCGTATATAAAGTTAGACACATGCATAAACAACTGTGTACTACATTTACCTTTAACTTTCCCTATAGTACCACTTTCTACCATATCTATTAATAAACCTAGATAACGAAGACTATTCTCTGTTATCTCTCCTTGGTCAGCCTTAGTCTTAGGACGCATCGGGTTCCCTGGTACTGCACGATTGGCACCCACTGTTGTTCTACGTGGTGCCAGCACTGAACCCTCCTGAAGTAAGGTATCTAGCTTATGTGTAGTCTTTATATTTATCTGTAGTGTCTCTCTATCTATCTCGTAAGATACCCAGACAAGTGTACCTGTCTTTGTCATACCTAAGAGACGCTTACCGCCAAAGGTTGACAGCTTAGAAGCAGCCTCTTTCATATCGTTATTCCATTCAAGAAATCTTTGTCTTG